TTAGCAATCGCCGGTCAGGGCGATTGTGCGCACAGTGCAGGTGTCAACCACTCGGGTCAACACTTCCTTGGCTTCTGCAGGACTCATCTTCGCAGCGAGGATGATTACTGCAGTTGTTGCGCCAATGGCGACAACAAACTTCCAGTCGAGGACGACTGTAGTGTTCATAGAGCTACCTCCTTTCTGGGATTTTGAATCCCAAGAATAAATAACACAGTAGCCCATGCCGCCTATCCAACATCATATACATGATATCACGGTTTTATCGATTTCTCAATATGCGGCATTTAATTCAGCATTTGGTAGCATACTATTCGCATCTGATTGGGTAGCAAAAACAAAAGGAAAAGGACTCAGGCCAGCAGGATCACTTCTGCCAACCTGAGTCTTTTCAACAATATAGCATTACATTTGAACTGAAATATCTGCGCTGTTTTTGAAATGGAACACCAGTTGTTTATCTTTGCACACTGTCACATGATCCACAACTGTATTCCACAGAACATCGGAGAACTGGATCTGCAGCAGATCGACTTCTTCTAATGCGGTCAGGCAGTCATCCATTGCCGCAGCTTGCAGTTGTCTGCGTTGTCTCTGTGCCTGCAGAGAATCATATCGCAATTGCAGGTTCTCATACCGATCTACCAGGGCATTATAGCGGTTTGTGTAGTCGATCTGATTGGTTGCTTGGGAGGCATTCTCTTTGACCATCTGCTGGATCATCCCGGTGACCACATCCAATTCTTGCTGAATGGCATTACATTCGGCGTCGATGGCATCAAAGTTCAGGAGATCCTGTTGAATCAGTCTGCCATCCTCCAGCAGTGCGGTACGGTCAGTCAGCAGCTGGCTGAGGGCCGTAATAAAATGCTGTTTCAGATCTGATTCGTATATGTGGGGCGTTGTGCAATGCTCGCCTTTTTCATACTTGGCTCTGCACCGCCAGATCGTTCTGCGGTACTTGCTGGTGCTGTGCCATACCTTCGGAGTAAAGGTTTCTCCACAATCACCGCAGATGATCTTACAGGAAAAAGGACTGCTGCTGATCGTACGCTTGGTACTGCTTTTGCGCCGGGCAAGTTCCGCCTGCACACGCTCCCATTCTGCCGGGGCAATAATGGCCTCGTGACTGTGTTCCACATAATACTGAGGAACCTCTCCCTCATTGACCTTCATCTTTTTCTGAAGAAAATCCACGGTGAATTTCTTCTGCAGGAGTGCTGCACCCTTGTATTTTTCATTCCGGAGAATGCTTTCCACCGTGCATCGCTGCCATGATGGTTTCCCTGCGGGGGAGGGAATGTTCTGCTTGGTCAGGTAGGTTGCGATGGCGTTGCTGGATTTTCCTTCCATATACATTCGGTAAATGCTCCGTACAATTTCTGCCTCCTCCGGCACGACTTCTGGTAGTCCGTCCGCACCTTTGCGGTATCCCAGGAAATGACCGTAGGGAATGCTGACCTTGCCATCGGCGAACCGCTTTCGCTGACCCCAGGTTACATTTTCTGAAATGGATCGGCTTTCCTCCTGGGCGAGGCTGGACATGATGGTGATCAGCAGTTCACCCTTTGAGTCCAGTGTCCAGATGTTCTCTTTTTCAAAATACACCTCCACACCGGCATCTTTCAGCTTCCGGACGGTGGTAAGGCTGTCGACAGTATTTCGGGCAAAACGGCTCACACTCTTGGTCACAATCAGGTCGATCTTACCGTCAAGGGCATCCTGCACCATGCGGTTGAATCCCTCACGGCGTTTTGTGTTGGTGGCGGATATGCCCTCATCGGTATACACGTCCACGAACTGCCAGTCGGGGCGGCTGTGGATATATCGTGTGTAATAATCTACCTGGGCCTCATAGCTGGTCAGCTGCTCCTCACTGTCTGTGGATACGCGGGCATATCCGGCAACTTTGCGAAATGTAGTGGCGACTTTGGGAATCCGGGTGTGCGGATCGATGGTTGCTGGGATTACCGTGATATTCTTAGCAGGCATTCTGATATGCCCTCCTTTCCAATGTTTTCTGACGGGCAGCTTCTTTCATTTCCGGAGTCCAGCTTTGCCGCCTGGAACGGTCTTGCCACAGTTTAACGATTTGCTCTCCGCTGGCAAGTGTAAATACCAGAGAATTGTTATTGTGGGCGTGTATATCCGTTATTTCACCGATACCGCCGATCTCATCAACCAGAGAATCCAGAACTGTTTCCGGGATTGCTTTGGAAGGGCAGGCGGCTTTACCCAGGGTGTTGTAGGTGTTGCAGATCCAAACTGGGCCAGTTTTCCGGATCTTTCTGCGGTAATATTTGCCACAACAGGCGCAAGTGATGCGTCCGGTAAAGGGGTAAGATCCAGTCTCGTGAGGTTTTGCAAACTGCTCTGCCCGGCGGGCCATTTCCAACTGTACCAATGTATAGGTACCGATATCAATGATCGGCTCATGGCTTGCTTCAATATGATACTGTGGCAGTTCGCCGTTATTCACCAGGGTGCGCTTGGTCAGGTGGTTTTCCCGGTACTTGGTCTGGAGCAGTAAATTGCCGGTGTAGGTATAATTCCGCAGAACCTTCTGCACCGAACTCTGATGCCAGGTAAATCCCTGCTGGGTGAGGATTCCGGATGCGTTGAGCCGCTTCATGATGGCGACCACTCCCTTGCCTTCCAGATATTCAGTGAAGATGGAGCGTACCACCTCTGCTTCGTCAGGGACGATGATGTACTTTTCTCCATTGTAGCGGTAGCCGAGCATATAGCCACGCCAGGGTTTTCCGTTCATGAAATTCTGCCGCACCCGCCATTTCTGATTCTCACTGGCGGAAAGGCTTTCTTCCTGAGCATAGGATGCCAGGATCGTCAGAATCAGTTCCCCATCAGCAGAAAGGGAGTGGATGTTTTGTTCTTCAAAGAACACATCCACTCCCAATGCTTTTAATTCACGAACAGTCTCCAGCAGTGTCACGGTGTTACGGGCAAAACGGGAGATACTCTTAGTGAGTACCAGATCCACCTTGCCTGCCCGGCAGTCTGCCAGTAACCGCTGGAAATTATCTCTGTTATCCTTGGTGCCGGTCAGAGCTTCATCGGCATAGACACCAACATACTGCCAGCCGCTGTGATTCTGGATCAGGTCACTGTAATAGCTGACCTGGGCAGACAGGGAGTGCAGCATGGCGTCCTTGCCGCTGGATACTCTTGCGTACGCGGCTACACGCTTGATTTGAGGGATATTTGCCTTGGGAAAGTGCCGCCGCACGACGATTCGTTCCATATGTATTCCTCCTTTGTATCATTTTGGGGTACTTCATATTCGCTCTGACCGGAGGATATATCAAGCACATTCCGCGAAAATACTATCCGAAGATAAGCCGTACTTTTTGGTCAGTATGGTGCGGATGTGACAATACTCTTTTTCGCTGAAGATACCTTCATCCGTCATGTTCCGGTACAGCGCCAGGGAGGTGCGGTAAAGGATCAGATTGTCGGGGGCGTATTTATTCTGGCTGTCGGGACGCAACGTAACAGGTCCGGCAGCAGTATTTCCGGTTTTTGTTGCCATAGCTCTCAAACTCCTTTCCGCAGTGCTGGCATGTAAGATTGTAATAAGCTTTTCTGCTGATATCCTCCTGGTGGCTGTTCCACCATGCCATACGGCAGGAATCGGAGCAGAATTTCTTTTCCCGGCGGCCTTTGGGCTGCATCAGTGGTCTGCCGCAGTTCTTGCAAATCTTGGCTCCGGGAATATTGGGGTGCCGGTGAATGTGGGATCTGACCGTTCCGGCGGGCAGACCAAGCCTTGCGGCGATCACGGAAGGACTGTGTCCCTCCAGCCGCATATTGTTGATGGCGATTTTATCCTGCAGTCTCATAGTGACACTCCTTCCGTCATGACCGCAAAGTTATGGGGAGAGCAGCCCCAAAGAGCCACTCTCCCCGGTCGGATTATGCTTCGGGTTCTGTTGCGGGAGTGCCGCTGATCTTCAGCATCTTCACTGCCTCGGGCAGAACCAGTTTGGCATCCACACGTTCGCTGGTAATGAAGGCAACCTGGCCACGGTCGGCATACCGCTCCACCAGTCTCTTCATCACACGCTTACCTCGGTCGCCGATCCAGAAGTACCGGAAGTCACCGAACATAACAGGAATGCTGCCGGGAGCGACCTTGTCCAGCGCCTTGCAGACATAAATCGGATGACCGAACAGTTTCTGGGGTTCGCCCTCCTGCAGATTCTCATTCCAGAGAAGGCGGCCGTTGTACTGACGGACGCAGCGAAGTCTGCCATAGGCTTCCTCGGAAATCAGCCAGACAGCATTCTCACGGTAGGGGCGGCGCAGAGAGAATTCCAGGTTAGCCATATCATCAATGGAGATCTCACCCTCCACTTCGGACTCGGCACCTACATCCGCCTGGTGGATCAGACCAAGAGGCTTGCCCTTACCGTTGCCGTGGATGAAGGCTTCCTCTTCCGCTTCGCCGATCCGTTCAGCGAAGAAGCTGCGGATATGCTTTTCCAGATCCACACCACCGTCTTCCAGCATCTCATCGGATGCCAGGATGGATGTACCCAGCTTGTGGGCATCCAGTACCACTTCGCCGAAGGATGCCTTGTTGAAAGACCAAGGCTGACCTTCAATGACCCACTGGGCATCGCCCATACCGTAGGCAATGGGGATATGCATCTTGTGGGTGGTGGGGATGGTTGTGGCGACCTGGCGGATCACATTCCGCTCGGAAAGAGCCTGAACCAGGTCTTTCTCATAGGTATCAGGCACCAGGTAGCCACCGGCACCGTCGCTGCCTTCCTTCATGCTGTTCTGGGGCATGCCGGTATGCATGGTTTCCCAGAAGGCGGCATTGTAGGCTTCGGCCTTCTTCTGTGCCTCGGCGGACAGATCAGGCTTTTTGCCACTGAACTCTGCGGCCATTTCATCCAGTCTGCGCTTTGCTTCATCAACACTTCTTACATTGCTCATAATTGTTACCTCCAAATAATTTTATCGTCTTCCGCCCATGCGGGCAGTGAGCAAACGTTCCATCACATCGTCCTGGGGAGATTTATCACCAAGATCGACTGTGCAGTTTTCTTTGACCACCTGATAGATTTGATACCAGGCAAGATTGGCCTGCTTCATGTATTCACGGGCCATGGTGACATACGGGGACGAGAAAACGGTGCCTGTAGGCTTCTTTGCCAGGAAGCCAAATTCAGACACCGCTTCTTCACATTGGATCCAGCGCGCCACACTCATGGCGTACTGTTCGATTTGCTGAATAGGGACCAGATGGTCGCATTTTCGTTCATGCAGCCATTCCCATGTTTCCTTATAGATATCCTCGGCACAGGTAGTACTGCCATCCTTCTGCCTGGCCTTCAGATAATCCTTGACCGGGGGCATATCACTGCCCTTCAGGTTGATGGCTTCGTCACCGAAGTCCACAACCGTCAGCTTTCTGCCACCGGGATTCCCGGATGCGATTTTCTCCGAGATCGCCTTGGGTTTTCTGCCCGCTCCGGGACGGGCTCCGCCACGATTCGTTCCGTCTTTCGACATAGAATACACTCCTTCTTGAATGATATTGATTTGATTTCCGGTTTTTTGCCTTTGAATTCGCAAAAAATTTGCGTGTGACCCCGTGCCGTTGTCCCCTTTAATAAGCTGTAGGGATATTACCCCCCATAGGGGTATCACAGGATCATATCCTGCGGTTTCTGAAAGCGGCGGTTGTGGAAGTAGTCCATCAGCTGCTGGAAGGTGTCAAAGTAGTGACCGTTACCTTTGTACTGAAGGCACCAGTGGGGATCATCCCTGTCATTGCTGAACATGATGATCACAGCGTGTTCTTTGTCCTGGGGAATGATCCGGACAACGCAGTACCGTTTCAGATCCAGACCTTTCCACAGATAACGGGACAGATCTTCGTCATTCATCGTTCTCACCTCCTTCCTCTTCATCGTGGCAGCGCATATCGTATACATGACCGCAGGCAGGACACTCCTGCCAGAAGTCGGGTGTATGTTTGTTGTCATACACGGGCTCCATTTTCTGATTGCAGAAGGGACAGACCTTTTTGGGGACCACCAGTCTGCGCTCACAGATGCGCTGGCTGCCGTTCACATCCACGTCGATGAGTGCGATGGTATCTTTATAGCCTTCGTCCATCACGGCCCAGAAGAAGCTGTGACCGCTGTCCATCTGGTCATAACAGGGATCGGCAAAATCAGACTTACGGGTTGCCAGAACGGCATAGTCGGTGGTTACAGGGATTACCTGCTTGATTCTCATAATGTAAATACCTCATTTCATAATGGTTGTTTTGTTGTAAAACGATTTTTGTCCTTTTTGTCACATGTCCATATATATGAAAAGTCAATTCTCCATCAGAGGGATGGTATGGGTATATATAAATAACAGTAGTTTAACGATATATATTTTTATAGATATCCATACTGACTCTGATGCAGAGTTCAAGTTTCTTCCTTACGGGACAGCGGACAAAAAGGACAATAATCCGGATGGGTTGGGATTTCTGATTCTTGGGGGCATATAGGGAAACCTCAAAATTCATATATAAATATGATTTCTAACCTACAGGGACACGTGACAGAAAGGACAAAAATGCCATTCTCACGCAGCCTGCTGGTACAGTAACGGATTAACGAGATAAGTAGGATTGGCGGGTCTGCCTTTGGCAGGTGCGTTTTCGGATTCCTTCAGCGCCACATAACCCAGATCCGCCAAGTGGTTCAGCACCGGCTGCACGGTGTCCGCTGTCTTGAAGCTGCGGCAGATCCGCATGATGTCTCGGCGGGTGAATTCCAGAAGGCCGTTTTTCACAATGCCGTCCAAAGCGTATTGACTCTGCTTCACCAGATCGTCAGCGCCCATCAGGGAATATGCTGCACGGGAATGTTCCGTGAAGTATCTGCCGATGGCAATGGCACCGGCCATAGTTTCTTCATCTACGACCATGGAATCGGAAAGATCCAGAAAGTCGGAGCAATGGGAATTGGCGGCCCGGCACAGCAGTCCGGAGATTCGTAGCACCGCACCAACCAGTTTACCGGTCCAGTCCGGGATGTCCGCATACTCTGTTTTCATTTTGGACTCCACTTCGCATGCAAAGGATTCCAGCAGCCTGTCCGCTTCCGGGGAGAGGTTGATCAGCTTCGGTGTCTTAGGGACCTCGTCCTCCAATAGATTCCGAATCACCACTTCATAGCACCGGGATACCTCCGCCGGGATCGGTTGGGTGCGGTATTTCCGGTTACCCACAATGGACTGGGGCATACAGTACATAAATCGAGCAGTCAGACCTCTGCCACGGAAAACACCGTTGCGCATCATGCCGGACAACACATTGGGCTGAACTGCCAGCAGAACAGTCAATGCGGGATCCATAATGCTCTCGCTGTTTCGCCCTACCCGGTCTACACGAATGTTGTCACCGCTGTGACCTTTAAGGAATACATCGATGTTCACATTCTTCGTGTAAATACCAGCCAGCATATCGAAGATGCCGCCCTCGGCGGATACAACGGCTGCCGTACCATTGTTTTCGGCCAGAACCGAGGTCAGCTTTTCCGTGGTCACATCGTCCACATACAACCGCATAGGCATCTTTTCCCGGAATCCGGCCAGCTGCAGAGAGATATCCTGCAGATCCTCCATTTGTGCTTTGCCCTTGAGAACCTGATCCTCCAGATTCTTCTGTTGCTTCTCCAGAATCCGTTTTTCCATCCGGCTGCGTTCTATGGCAGCGGCGTGCTGCTGATTGTATTCCGCCTCATAACGACTGACCGGCTGGGTCATAAAATTAATGACTGCGGATTTACGCTCGGAAGGCTCCGCCACAATGACGGCGAACAGATTCAGTGGCTCGCTCCAGTCCTCTTTGCCTTTGATCCGGAACTTGCCCTGCTGGCAGAGCGCCAAGACAGCCAATGCCGCTGTGGCGCTCATATCCACCTTGGTCTGAGTGGTTTCCGCAACTGCCAGGACATAGTCCCGGATGGCGGGCGGGAACGCATCCACAGGGAAGGGCGGGAGAGCGTGCTGGGTAAAGGGGATAGGCTGCTCCCATTGTGGCTCGGCAGGCCTGTTGTACTCTGCCGCAGGAATATAGCCCGGCTGCTTCTTTACCTTCTCATGAAAGAATCTTACGGCGCTTTTCCAGGTGCTGTTGACTTCGTACTCCGGCAGAGGAGGTGAGCATCGCTCTACTACCTCCATAAACTTTTCATAGGCTTCCGGGGTGTCACCCCAACGTTTCAGGATCTTCCCAGCAGCATGAGAAATCGTGCTGTTGCGGCTGCCTTCCGGGATAGAACCGATCCGGGCAGCAGAAGATTCCTCCATATCCGCCACGAATTTGTTTTCCTCCAGTTCCTCAATGAAATCTGTCAGCGGTCTGTGTCCTGGAAAGGTATAAACTTCCGTATCCGGATTGCCGAAGAAGAACCGACCGGCATCCAGAGCCTTTCCATCAAAGAATGGGAATAGTAACTGCACTCTGGTCAGGAATGCGGTATATTCATCCGGCGACTGAATTGTGTCAATCTGAAATGCCACATGATACCGTGGCCTGGGAGAGCGATTGCCCTTCTGCTTCATGTGGTGGCGGCTGGTGCTGACCACACAGGGTACACCGGGGAATGATTTAGGAATGGCCTCGATAGGAATCCACTCTGCGGGATCGTCGGAATGGTCATTATCGTTGTCCAGGGCGGCAACGGTGGCTTCCAGAAAATTCTCTTTGCAGCGGTAATTGTCTTTGAACCGGATAAAAGTGTGGTCATAACAGAACAGCTTTTTCAGGTCTTCCGGGGTGTTGCCGGTGCCGCTGTATGGATATAAGCAGTTTTTTGCGTTTCCGCAGTTTCCGGAATGAAAAACTATGACTTCCAACTGCTCGCCTCCTTTAGGTCAAATGTGAATGGTATCATTTTTCTGTAGCCTGGCGCATCAACCAGGCTTTGAATGCATCGACAGGGATCAGAATTCTGGTGCCGATGCGAAGAGTAGGAAAACCAGGTGTTTTTACCAGCTCATATGCCTTGGGCAGACTAATGCCCATCTGAGCGGACAGTTCTTGCACGCTCATTGTGGATCGTTCCATAACTTTTCTCCTTTCCTTTGTAATAAAAGAGCAAACAAGAACCACCGGTCGGTATGATACCGATCGGTGGCTGTAGTGGTGTTATCTCAGGGTAATTTCGGCCTTACCCTTGGTGCGGATTTGCTGGACTGCATTGTATGCTGTCAGATCCTGGGCACCGTAATGATTTCGCTTGTCCAGCCTTTCTTCCTGTGCCTTCAGCTTCCGGTTTGCTCTCTGCTTAATTCTGTTCTTCATTTATTCATCCTCCTTGTCACATGGGCAGACTTTCCCTATGATACCGACCTGGTGGGCCGGTGCGGGCAACAACCTGGGTTCAGGTCGACATCCGTCTTGAAAAGGTATTTTATTGTTTGCTCTTGTTTTCTTTGACATTATACTGTATAATGTCACCGAATGCAAATTTCCAATGGTGACTCTAACGGTGACATAGGAGGTTCTCTGATGGCCTACGATAAATATGAATATTATTATGATGATTATGAAGACAAGGATATCCAGGTAGATCATACAACTGACACTTTCCAATACGATGCTATTGGCGGTGTTGGGCAGCTGATTTATCACCTGTTCCGTTTTAAAGAATATGAACTGGATTATTCGCCGTCCGGGATGCTGATTGCTCGGCCATACTGTATGAAGGGATATGAACCTGAACTGTATTCGAACGAGTCTCCATCTGGTGCGGAACTGACTGCCAGTATCTACAACTTGGCTAAAAAAATAAACGACCCTTCCGAAGAAAGGTCGTATACATATTTAATTGTGGAGTGGTGTAAGAAATATGGCCATCCGTATGCGATCGATTCCATCCATGACTATCTGACTGATCCTCAATATAAAATTGAGGAAGACGGCTTTTTCATTGAGAGAGATGGAACCTTTTGTATTGATGACTTCATGCGGGATTTGGAACGTTTTTACCAGGCTATTCGGCTGCACTTTGCGTTTGAGCAGATGTGCATCGATAATGATGAACCGGCACTGACACTGTATGAAGATGGCCGACATTTTGAAGGACTTCCGTTTTTCGAACAATACAAGTATGATCCGGATCGTGCCCCTAAAGTCGACTATTCTTCAGCAGGTGGGGACTTGCTGAAAGAAATGCAAATGGATATTGCTGCAACAAAAGGCAGAACGTATTATGATGATTTTGCAAGAGTTCCCTTTGATTATTATGAAGATTTGCAGGAGAAGATAGTTGACATGATTCCGGATTTTTCTATCCGGCTGAAAGTTGATCCCAGAACACGAAAAATGGTGTTTGCGGCGGATATCCATTCTGTATTTGATATTTGCTGGTTAACTTTTGCGAAAAAACTCGCGGAAGGTCCAACTCCGGAAGAAATGAGTCATAATCCGGCACCTAAGGCTGTACCGAAAGGTCTGGTGATGTCTTGCCCCTTCTGCGGAGAAGCGTATGTTCGTACTGCCAATCGTTCGATTACTTGTGGAAAACCGGAGTGTACACGGGCGAGAAAACGCTTAAATAAGCAAAATAGTCGTAAAAAGAAAAAGATCACTGACCATCAGACTAAATAAAAATATGTGAGATTAAGGAAAATTCCGCACGACTGACCACCGTGCGGAATTTTGCTTATTCAGATTATTAATTTCATACACACATATTTATTAAATGTGTATGAAATTTAGTTGAAATTGTATGTTCTAATGAATATAATAAAATTAAACACACAGAGATTATTAGTGTGTATAGATTTTAATTACAAGGTGGGTGATTGCGTGGATATTCGGACAACTGCAAGAGCAGTGATTGAGGGCAAGGGCGGCATTGCTAAATCTGCCGATTTTGTGGCAGCCGGTATCCGTGCGGTCGACGTCGTAAACCTATGCAATGCTGGTTACCTGAATCGTGTACGCCATGGCTACTATCAGTTGGCCGAGACGGATGAAGCAACAGAGGAACAGATACTGGCAACGCTGATCCCCCAGGGAGTTGTATGTGTGGAATCGGCATTGTTTCATTATGGATACAGTGACTTTACCCCGCGTAAATGGTCAATTACTGTACCACGCACTATATCCAGGTCGACACTGGATGTGGCCGTTCTCCCGCTTCAAACCTATTTTGTCCAGCAGGATCTATATGAACTTGGCAAAACAACCGGAGACTTTGGAGGGGTCACACTTCCGGTCTATGATAGAGAACGCACGATATGTGATTGTTTTAAATATCGCTCCCGGTTGGATACGGAACTGTTTTCCAAGGCACTGAATGCCTATGCAAACGATCCCAATAAGAATCTGAGCAATCTATCTATATACGCAAAAAAACTGCGTGTCTATAAAAAAGTAATCGAATTGATGGGAATACTCATGTATCCCGATACAAGGAGAATGGTCGATGAAGAAGCTGTTTGATATCCCGATTTATGCACTCTCTCCGGATGAACTTAGTTGCCGGGTGCAGCAGAAAATCGATAAATTGAAAGAATATGCCGCTGGAACTGATCCGCAGACGATGGATCTGATCATTGACACAGAAACATTCCCGAAGCGTTGTTGGGACTACAATCACATCGTCGGCTATATCCGTGTCAGCGCTACCCGGCAGAATATTGTGTTTGATTTGTTCCTTCCCAGACCTGCGGTGGAGCGGTATATCTGGTATTCTCCCAGAAAAGCATTCTTGTATGATGTCCATGCCAATGGCACACATTTTTACACTGGGAACATGAAGACCAATGAGGAAATCCGGAAAGCCACGGATAAAATGCTGACCTGGATGATCAAAGATTTTCTCCCGAAACGGTACTATGTTGACAGATCTGGTTTTGATAATTTGAACCGTCATCTGGATTATCTGGGAATTATAAAAGAATAATTTTCCCCCATAAAAATAAAAAAGAGGGATTACCATGAAAGAAATGAAGAAGGATCAGGAAGAACTGTTCCGCACCATATATAAAATCGCAACCGATCTGGTTCATGCGGGCCATGTGGCGGAGTGGGACTTTAAGTCCTATGTTCTCGGCACCATGTTCTACCGCTATATTTCTGAGAACTTTGCAGAGTACATCAATAAAGGTGAACGGGAGGCCGGTACTCCTGACTTTGACTATGCCAAGATGGCTGATGCCGATGCGGAGTTTGCCCGTGAGGGTCTGATCCAGGAGAAGGGTTTCTTTATTCTGCCCAGTGAACTGTTCTGCAATGTCCGCGCCCGGGCAGATAAGGATGATAATCTGAATGAAACCCTGGAACGGATCTTTAAGAATATCGAGAGTAGTGCTGCCAGTGGTGACGCGGAGAGCAGCTTTTCTGGCCTGTTTGACGATTTCGATGTGAACGCAAAGGCCATTGGTGAGACTGTTGCAAAGCGTAATAAAGTACTTGTTGCGCTGCTGAACGGTGTGGCGCAGATGCCCCTGTTCTCTACTGACGGCATCAATCCGGACCTGTTCGGTGACGCATACGAATACCTCATGAGTATGTACGCAGCCAATGCCGGTAAAAAGGGTGGTCAGTATTTCACCCCGGCAGATGTTTCCGAACTGCTGGCTCGGCTGGGCACCATCGGCAAGACTAAGATAAATAAGGTCTATGACCCTGCCTGTGGCTCTGGTTCTCTGCTGCTGAAGGTGGAAAAGGTGCTGGGCAAGGATAATATTGAGCGCGGCTTCTTCGGCCAGGAAATCGACCTGACCACCTATAACCTCTGTCGCATCAATATGTTCCTGCACAATATTGAATTCGATAAATTCAGCATTGTGCGTGAGGATACCCTGCTGTCTCCCATGCACTGGGATGACCAGCCTTTTGAACTGATCGTTTCCAACCCGCCTTTCTCTGTCCCCTGGGAGGGTGATAAGAATCCTCTTCTGATCAATGATCCCCGGTTCGCTCCCGCTGGTGTGCTGGCCCCTGCATCCAAGGGTGATATGGCGTTTATTATGCACAGCCTGTCCTGGCTGGCCAACAACGGTGCTGCGGCCATTGTCTGTTTCCCTGGCGTTATGTACCGTGGCGGCGCGGAGCAGAAGATTCGTAAATACCTGGTGGATAACAACTATGTGGATGCCATCATTCAACTGCCTTCCAACCTGTTCCTGAACGTTACGATCTCTGTAGATATTATGCTTCTGCGGAAGAACAAGGCAGATAGCGGCATTATGTTTGTAGATGCTTCCGGTGAGTTTGTTAAGGTAACGAAAAACAACCGTCTGACCGAAGCCAATATCCGGCGCATCGTATCGGCTGTGGCGGATCGCAAGAATGTGGATCACTTCTGCCGCTTGGTATCCAACGATGAGGTTGGCAGCAAGGAAAATGCGTACAATCTGTCCGTATCTACCTATGTGGAGGCAGAGGATACCCGGGAGAAGATTGATATCTCCTGCTTGAATGTGGTGAGTTCGTGGGTGATGGCAAGCAGCAATTCTTCGTTGGTCATGGGGCTATGGTCGAACGGGCTGCGCTGTGCCTGCGGTTCTCTGCTGGGTGGCTGTTGATCTACGTTGATACCAATGTACCGAAGAAAAGGAATCCGTGGGATCTTGGTGCAGTTGCCAGATATGAAAAACTCAAACTTAAGCAGCTCTGGTCTTTGCCTGGCTGCAACGCGGATGTAATGCGGATCTACGCCAAGAATCGGAGCAATCTCCGCAGGGGTGAGAACTTCTTTGTTGCTGTCAATAATGGCTTGAATAGCCTTCTGTTTGGTGGAATTATTGGTCATGGTAATTTGCTCCTTTTGAATAAAGATATTGCCGGGAACCGCTTCAAGGGCAGTTCCCGGCGTTATTGTTATGGAAAGGGCAAGGCCTAGCCTAGCGGGGGAGTCACCGGAAACCGGCTCTCTTGCCACGCCCATCAACCTTGCCCGGAGCATAGCCACCCCGGAACCTGTACAAGCCGATTCCTTTACGCCCGAAGCGCCTGGCGGGACTGCTCCCAATGAAGCACCACAGTTCTCCTACTGTCATTGATCCCAGTGCAACGCCCGAAGCGGAGTCTACGGTTACCTCCCGGGAGGCTACGCAGTCCACCGATATCAGTGACCACGGTGCTACGTCCGAAACTGCTGCCGTGATGCTTCATAATCAGTTTACTGTCAAAATTGTATGGTGTCAATGCCTATTATCCATTGTGAGCGCAGAAACGCGACGCTACACGCACAAGATGAAGAAAACTCCCTTTCAAGAGGTAAGGACATACTCCAAAGCAATCCCACCAAATAACACCGCTACCGCCGCCACAGAAGAAAAGACAAAAAGAAATGACCGCCCTCCAAATTGGAAAGCGGCCAATCTTCACTGATACCAACTGTGGTTGAGCCGTGACCTGATCGAGAGGTCAAAGCCCTTCTTACTCTGGGGAGTTGCAGCTTCCCAGAGGTTCTTAGAAAGTATAACATGATTGGATGGTAATGTCAATCAAGGTATGCCTGCAACTCTGTCAGCCACTTTGGGTGGTGCTTTCCGATGGTACGAAGTTCGCCATTGCGGTATTCCGCCACCTTAACAAAGCCGTTGTCATTGTCGTAAAACTCCGCCTCGTCACAGTAAGGGAGAATCTTTGCCACAGCTTCCCAGCGGCCGGCAAAGCGACGTTCTACGTCATTCTCTGGAATATCATGGCCGCCACGGCGGACACGGTTGGCGATCCGTGCAAGACTTTCTGTGGCGGTGTCCAGGCCAATATAAAACAGACGGATATGATAGCCCAATTCCTTGACCTTCTGGGCCGTGGACTCCGTCTTGCGCCCGGATAGGGTTGTTTCTTGGGTGAATGATACGCCCTTGTCGATGCACTCGTTGATCTTCTTAAGAGCAGCCTTGCCGCCTGCAAGGGCACCGGCACCCAGTTCAGCGGTGATTTTGTCAACGTCCACAATGATTCCTAAATCGGTGCTGCGCTCCTTCAGAACGCCGGTGAAGCTGGATTTACCTACACCGTTAACGCCACCGATGATAGTGTACACTTTCATTCTGCTACCTCCTGGGTGTTGTCCCGCTCCATTGCTTCATCGATAGCACGGTTGATGAACTCCGTTGCACTTTCGCCCCGACTACGGGCGTGATCCTGTACAATGCTGCGCTTATCCGGGGTCATGCGAACCTTAATTTCCACATACTTTTCCATATATTTGCGCTGCGCACGCTTCTGGGCCTCTGAAATTTCAGCCATTGCTATACCTCCGTTCTGGTTGCTCTATGCTATTCTACCGATATTATAACACAAAAACGACTATACGACCATATAGAAAAATAGATAAATATATACGACTATATTTGTGCATAATCCCATCTTGATATATGGTCGTATAGATGTTATTATATAGGCGTAGAGAGGAGATGACAGCGGGGCCGTCCGGTAAGCCACTCCCACAATGAAAGGCTACAACAGAGGCGGCAACAAAATTCAAGGAGGTACACACATGAGCATGAACGAATTAGAAAGCAAGGTTTCCGAACTGCGGGAGCTACGCCGGATGGCTGATGAACTGGCGGCAGAGATCGCCGCCACCGAGGACGAACTTAAAGCCTATATGACCGCCAACAATGCCGATGAATTGCACGGCTCTAGCTTCAAGATCACTTGGAAGTCCGTCACCAGCAGCCGCCTGGACAGCAAGGCACTCAAGGCAGCGGCCCCGGATTTGTGGGAGCGGTTCAGCAAGCAGACCAGCACCCGGCGTTTTGTCCTGAGCGCATAAGAAAAGCCCCTTGCGTGATCCACCGACCAAAGCGACACGCAAAGAGCCTAACACCAACCCACGAGGGGAGGCAATCACATTGTAGCATTGCCTCCCCTCACAAGTCAAGGAGGAAAATATAATGGAAATCAAATTCACCGCCCGCACAGAGTATCCCAACGGGCGCATGAGTGATTGCGCATCCTTCTCCAGTGAAGCCGCTGTGGATGCCTGGTCAAATGACCAGCTCCGGCAGAATCCCGGCGCAACCGTCGTTGTGTGGTATGCCTACAGCGCAGAAGTATTCCGCACCTATGGGGGCCGGTGA